GGGACCGTACGGAAATACACCGATCTTGCAACGGCTTTGGAGAAATCCATTCGCCGTAGTTCATCAGGCATTCTCACTATTGAGACCTTGCATGAACAGTTCGCGCGTACCCCGATATTTAGGGAGTACAACCGCTTTAGTAAGACCGGTGATCCTCTATTGCTCAGATACATACTGAGTTTCTGTAACTTTTCCAAGAAAATATCCTTGGTAAGGCCAGAGTTAGAGCAAGACGCCTTACGCGCCTGGCTTAACGTAGAGGAAAAGCTCAGGAGTACCCCTCTCCCCCCTTGGATTAATAACCTTAGGGTGGTAATGGGTGTGCTCACTGAAGGGTTTGACGAGCTAACATTCTTACCGCGCCACGGTAGTGGTAGCGTCGCCGAGCGAATACCTCGCCCCGGTGTGGATGTTAAAAACTCTCTTATCCAGCACATTAATCCGAAATTGGCTTATATGTATTCCAAGCCGAAATTAGGTGATGTGTGTGACGTTGGGCCAGAGGTGTTTTGGCCCTACGGAGTCATGTCTAGTAAGAAAGACAACGAGGCCCGCCGTGCCTCAAGATTAATTTTCGTGCCAAAATCCTGGAAATCCCTGCGGTCTATCTGCATGGAGCCCTCTGCTGTGCAGTACGCGCAGCAAGGTGTCAGGACTTGGCTTGAGGATCAGATGCGGCGTACGTACCTAAGTAAGTACGTACACATTGAGGACCAGACCTATAACCGCGAAGCGGCCAAGGCTGGTTCACAAAATGGTAGGTTAGATACAATTGACCTAACAGCAGCATCTGACAGTGTTATGTGGCGGTTAGTTGCGGCGATATTTCCCGCAAAGGTGTTAAAACACCTTCACGCTACACGCACAACTCATGTTGAGTTACCCGATGGTCGCATAGTTCGAAGCGAAAAGTTCGCCCCTATGGGGTCAGCTACGTGCTTTCCCGTGCAGACCATGATATACTCGGCATTGCTGGTAATGCTTGCCAGCGCAAGTTACAACGGCAGGGACTGGTGGAAACCCGGAGTGCTAACACCCAACCTTGTCAGAGAGGCGCTTTGGCGCTTTTTCTGATAATGGGCACGTAACACCGGGAATCTATCTCCCATTCCTAGCTTACGGAGACGACATCGTGTGTGATCATCGCATGACAAGTACCGTAATAGAGGCACTCGACGAACTCGGTTTTTGC